GGACTCCTGCTGCAGATGCGTCCCATTCAAAACATTTACCATTATAGATAAGTGCAATTAATTTTGTACCATAGTTATCAAGAATCCATAAACCAGGATCAATTGTAAAGTCAGAAGAAGCTGGATCACCCCACCCTGCATATTCTGAAATATTAGTAACTGTTGCTCCAGCACTGTGTCCGGCTTTAGTAGTACCATTAACTTCTCTTGCACCACCACTTAAAGTATTTGTTGTAGTATTGTTAGCAGCAAAACTTATATCTTCTGAACCTATTCTAATTTCTCCTGATGATGGAAAAGCTGCAGAGTTAGTTAAAGGAATATCAGTTACTGAATCATTAATAGTAGAAGCTAAAGTTGTAGTAGCAGCTCCTAATGAAGTTCCACCAAACAAACCTGCACCCCATCCAAATCCACCAAGTTGTTGAGACGGCCCTACTGTATAATAACATAATACAGAAGTACTGTTTCCATCACTTGTAGTTAAAGGTGTGCCTGTTTCTGCACTTGCCATTGTAATTGTAAATGTAGTTGTAGTGGGCACAGATGTTACCATATATTTTACATCTTCAAACGTAGCGTTACTGTAAGTAGATCCGGCTGGCACTCCTGTTACACTATCAAACATAACAATATCGTCTTCAATTAATCCATGAGCCCCGGTACATGTTACCGTAACTGTTGTTGATGAAGATGAACTAGTAAATTTTGCACCTGTTAATGTATCTCTAATAGGGTGTATGTCGTAATAAGTACCACCTGAATATACGTATAAAATTCTATTAGTTCCAATTGCTGCATATTTAATACCAGCGTTATCGTCCCAATGATGAATAGCTCTTGCAGCACCCGTTAATTTGTCTTCACCTAATTGCTGCCAACCACCTATTTTTTCTGGTGAACCATATCTAAATCTAACATTATCACCATCAAACCACTGACCCTCGGCCCCGGTTTCTGTAACTTGTTTGTTAAATCCTGGTAAAAATCCTAATTTTTGTAACATAAAAAAACCTGTTTATTAGGTGTTATATCAGATTGTAAGTGATTTCAATAGATTTAAAGCAGAGGGAATCTGTGGTGGATCATCCCCCTGCAAGCCTAATGTATAGACTATTTTTTAGAATTAGTCAACTTAGTTCCTTTAAACCAAGCAGGCACACCTAGTAAAGGTCGTTTGTCTAAATAGTTTTCTTTAGCTAATTTAGAATTAGCTTTGTTATAATGTAAAAATACTTGTCCACAATTTTTGCCTTTAAATTCTTCTCTCCAATGTTCTAAATCACAACCAGAATAGATTAACATATCACCTGGTTTTAATTCTATCTTAACTCCAGCTTGACCTTTTTTACCTGTTGGATCTAAATAAATTGGCCATGGATCACCACCTAAATTTAATGTAGTAGATATCTCACATGAGTATCTATCTTTATGTCTAGCTAACACATCTCCTTTTTTATATAATCTTGCATAAGAATAAGTCTCACTTAATTTTAATCCTGTATGTTTTTCCATTACAGGTTTTACTTCTTGTAATAAAGTTTCCATTGCAATATCACTATAATGTGAATAAGTGTTTGGAGCTTGATGATCAGCCCATATACCCCAATATTCTGTAAATGGTGATATGTATTTTTGATCAAATAAAAACTGTGCTACATTTCTTTTATTATAAAAATATTTATAAACAAACTCTGCTAACTCTTTTGATATTGCATTTTTTAAAACACTATATTTATTTTTTTTAAACGACATTTAATACTCCTTTTGGTATTGCTTGACAGTTAAAATGTATAAATCTAAAGGGTTCATAACCCATATCAACAATATATTGATGTGGCATGTATGATGGAAAAAACATCAAACGACCTGGCATAACTTTATAATGCACTTGTGAAGTTGCATAAGTTATCTTTGATTTATCTTTTTCTGGTAAAAGATTCATAACATTACCTGGTCTTGGATCATCAAATACCGGCATTGAGGTTGTTTCTGAAGCTTTTAAAAAATAAAAGCCTGATATATGTCCATTCCAATGTGTATGTAAAGTATGGTGTCCACCACCTTTTTTAGCAAACTCTTGTACCCATAATTCTGTAGTAAATAATTGATATCCGGACATATCAAAACCCATTTCATCTAATAAGTTATGTGCCGTGGCACCTATGTAATCTTGTAGTTGTTTAAATTTAGGGTCGCCTATTAAAGATGTTGAATGAAAAACATGGCCCATATCACCTTTGTTACCAAACTTTTTATTTCTTTTATTAATATCATTTTTTAAATTGTTTTTTGCTGCTTCAATATATGGATCAGATGCTTTATTTAATTTATCAACAAAACTAGATTCGTCGGCGTACCATATAGGACACTTAAAATATTCTTCTAAAATTAATTGTTTTGGAAAACTTAATTCAGTTTTATTTTGTTTTCGTTGTTTTTGTTTTAACTTTTTATTTTTCATTTATACGGCCATCCTAAATTCCATATTACTAAACTATGTCTTGTTCCTTTTTTAACTGGACATACTCTATGCCAAACAAAGCCAGGAAATACTACTAAAGATCCTTTAGGTAATATTTCGGTGCACTTTCTAATATTAGGTTTTTTATCTGGGTCTAAATTTCTAAAATCAAACTCCAGCTCACCACCTTTATAATCTTTTGGATCTGATAATGTAACTGTTACTGATAGCTTTCTAATTTTACCGTGTGATGGATCTCCTTGTTGTCTTTGATAAGGTTGGTCCCAACCATCACAATGCCAATCATAAAATTGACCTTTAGTATATTTTGTAAATTGACAAGACTCAGAAAAATCCCATTGAAAATTCCAACCTGCATTTGCATTTGCTTGATTAACATAAGGTTGTATTTCTTTATATATCCATCTATCAGACATCCAAACAATATTAGAATCTCTTTTTTGTTTTAAATCTTTTATTTCTTTTTGATTTAATTTTTTATTACTAAAACCACCAGTTACTGCTATTTGATCTTGTAATTGTTTTCCATAACGAACAATATCATCACATATACGAGGAGGTATAGCTGATTGAAAATACCAATAATAGTTTGTAAGGTTCATATATCTTTATGAACTTAATATAACATTTATTAAGTGACTGTCAATGTTCCTGAAACTGTAAATGTAGCTATCTTGTCACCGCCAGGGTGAGTTGCTGTTGAGTTTGTTCCAGGAGATACTGAAAAAGTTCTATCACTTGGGGCTCTTATTATGACAACTCCTGATCCCCCTGCTTTTCCATCGGCTGCACAAGGAACGTTAGCAGTAGGATTTGAACTAGCTCCACCTCCACCACCACCGCCAGTGTTAGCAGTTCCAGCAGCAGATTTACATGAGTTACATCCAGCTCCTCCACCTTTTCCACCACCACCGCCACCAGGGTGTGCAGGTCCACCAGCTCTAGCTGAACCAGCTCCTCCACCACCACCACCAGCGTAAGTTACACAAGATCCATTTATATTATTAGGCGCTCCTGCCCCTCCAACTCCTCCAGTTGGAACTCCTTGACTTCCAGCACCACCGGCTCCACCACCTCCACCAGCTGCTTCATTGTAACTACCTGGATTTACTGAAGCTGCTCCTGAATTACCTTGAGGAGGACTTACAGGAGGTGTATTACCTGCTCCAGCTGATCCTGTGTTAGCAGATCCTCCAGCACCAGATCCTCCAGCATTTCCATTACCTGGATAACCTTGTGAAGCACCTCCACCTGTTGATGTTATTTTTGTAGTTCCTTCAGAACCACACACATTAAATATTGAATTACTTCCATTGACACCATGTTGTGGTTGCGGAGATGGACCATCTTGTCCACCAGCACCACCCCCACCAATTGTTACAGTATAACTTTCACCACCCTCTAGATTTGAAAAAGGTAATGCACTTCCTTGTAAAGGTGAAGGACCATAACCAGATGCACGATACCCTCCAGCTCCACCACCACCTCCGATGTCTCCAGCTGCACCTCCACCACCTGCTATAACTAAATAATTTAAACTATATGATATTAATTTTTTAGGCCATGTTCCATCATTAAGTTCTTGCATTTGACTTTGCAATGACCACACACCACTTGCTTTGTTTAATTCTTTTACTATTACGACCCCTGAACCACCATTGGCTGCATTAGCCGCCGAAGCTCTGCCAGCTCCTCCACCACCACCGCCAGTGTTTGCAGTCCCTGCGGTTCCATCTGTAGCAGATGCAGTTCTACCACCAGTTCCTCCACCACCAGCTCCACCAGCTCCACCACAAGTATTTCCACCTCCACCGCCACCGCCGGCATAAGTTACACAAGATCCTGAAATTGAATTTGCAGTTCCAGCACCACCTGCTCCACCATTAGCATTAGGAGTATTAGCTGATGCAGTTCCAGCTGCATTAGCACCACCACCGCCACCACCAGCGTAGTTTTGAGTAGATGAACTTGTTGGTCCACCTGCATTTCCTTGTGGGCCACCACTACCACCAGATCCTGGAGTTAAAGGTCCATCACTTGATCCACCTCCACCACCTGAACCTAAAGGTGCATCAGCTCCATTTAATTCACTTGCGGACGGGGCTGGTTCAGTTCCACCACCTCCGCCTCCTAATCCTGCAGTATAAGTTGTACACCCAATAACTAGAGTTGAATTATTTCCACTACCACCACGTTGTCCTGGATTTGCGTTTGCAGGAACTGTTCCTCCAGCTCCAATAGTTGCTGGATAAGCAGTATTACCACAAACGGATAAATCTGTTTGACTTAAATAACCACCAGCTCCACCACCACCAGCGCCTCCATCAAAAGTACCATCAGCATTTCTACCACCAGCTCCACCACCACCAACTAGTAATGCATCAACAATTCTAGTTCCTGGTTGTGTTGTAATATTTCCTGTAGATGTTTTGGATGTAACCGTGCACTTCCCAAAAGAAGTTTTATTTATTCTACCGAGTATGCCGCCATTTGATCTGGCCATTTGAGTCTCCTATTCGGACACCCAAGCTGTGCCATTCCAATTATACTTGGTAGGTGTTTCCGATGTGTCGTTTGATTTTATTGCTTCCCAACCTGTTGTGTTGTCAGCGTTGTATTTTGTTTCGTTCCACGAAATTATGTATCTAACATCACCGTCTTCTGTAACTGTTGGATAAGTTATCGGTGCTTGCCAATCATCATTAGAATCTAATGACCATGAAGCATGAGGTTGTTTATCTAAAAATTTATTTTTTACAGGATCATAAACCATTCCAATACCTGCATATTGTTTTCTAAAATTATGGTTGTAAGAAGTTTGTTTCCAAGTGCCACCTTTAAAAAAATTTATACACCATGTTTCTCCATCAACATGTTCATCTGAAGGAACACAATCATTCCCTACTACAACAACTCTTTGTACTACTTGATGTGAATCTGACGTAAATCCTGTAGGATCTGTCATTGCTTTTAATTCTGCGAAATGTGCCATATTATTTTACTCCTTAAAAATATATTTATATTAAAATTTTAACTTATTGTCAATGTACCTGAAGCTGTAAACTTAGCTAATTTATCGCCGCCAGGGTGAGTTGAAATTGTTGCTGACGGACCTGGACTAGCACTAAACGCAATTTCACTAGGTCCTCTAACTATGACAATTCCTGATCCACCATTTCCACCAGATCCATTAACAAAACAATATTGTGTTCCTCCACCTCCACCACCAGTGTTAACTGTTCCTGGATTACCAAAACCTGGAGTACATGCGCTTTTAGCGTTTCCTCCACCTCCAGCTCCACCTGAACCTGCTGTTCCATCAGAACCTCCACCACCACCACCAGCGTATGTTGTTGCTGGTCCTAAAATAGTATTTGGTGCCCCTGCACCACCGACTCCAGCTGAGTTTGATGGCGTTCCATTACCATTGCTTCCCGCAGCAGTTGCTCCACCTCCACCACCTGAAGCACCTTTACCTGCAGATTGAGCAGATCCTCCAGGATTACCTTGAGGGGGACTTACAGAAGGTGTATTACCTGCTGCTCCACATCTTGTTGATGGATTAGGTAAATTAGAAAGTCCAGCTCCACCTCCAGAACCACCTGCAATAGCAACTCCACACGGTGCACCAGCACCTCCACCACCACCAGCACCTCCACCACCGGCTGATGTTATAGAATCAAATACTGAATCACTTCCAGAACCTCCTTTTGATGGTCCGGGTCCTGCACCAGCTGCATTTCCTCCAGCTCCTACTGTAATTGCATAACAACCTTTACTAAGAGATAATGAACTTCCTTGTAATGGGGATGGTCCATATCCAGAAGCTCTATAACCTCCGGCACCACCTCCACCTCCTCTATCTTGTCCACCACCAGCTCCACCTCCAGCAACTACTAAATAATCCATAGAAAATTCTCTTACAGGCCATGTGCCTTCTTTAACATATTCATAAACAGTGTTCATTTGCCAAACACCTGGGGAACTTTTTACTTTTGCAGGTTCTTTTACTATAACTCTTCCTGGTGCTCCAGAGGCACCATTTGAACCACCACCGCCTGTGTTAGCTGTACTAGATCCTCCTGGCGCACTACCTCCACCACCTGGTCCACCTGTACCTGCGTTATCTCCATTACCACCACCACCGCCAGCGTAAACTCCGTTTGTTGGTCCATAATAAGGTTGGGGTGCTGCTGCAAATAAAGGAACTACACTTGATCCACAACCACCATCTCCTGAACAAGGATTATGAGGTATGCATCCATTTTTTCCTGCAGCTCCTGCTCCACCGCCACCACCTTGTTGACCAGATACTCCTGGTGAGTGTTGTCCAAAACCTCCTGCATTACCTTGACCGCAAGTTCCTGATCCACCTGCATTAGCATTCGGTCCAGTTTCAGGATTAGTAGAAGAACTTCCTCCACCACCACCAGATCCACCTGGACTACCAGCGTCTCCTGAAGGTCCCCCTCCATTACCACCAGCTCCACCAGCTATTGCTGTTACAGTTGATCCACCTGCAAAAACTGAATTATTTCCATTAGCGCCT